GGTGTAACTAGAGCAACAAGTAGTACTACAGCAGCACTACATTCATCTAATACAGTTATATCTGAAAGCTGGACAGAAAGAGACACAGGAAGATCTGCTGCAGCTAAGTATAAGTTTGAACGGTTTAACTTTGATGGCAGTGATAAGTTTATTGTAGTAGATCAAGATAATGTACCTACTGTATTTAACACATCAATGGCAGCTACTGACGTATCAGCATCTTCTGTAACAGGTGCTAAACATGTAGCTGCATTTAAAAACCATATGTTTTACTCTGGCATGTCTAGTACCCCACAAGAAGTAGTATTTAGTGTTCCGTTTGATGAGGATAACTTTACATCTGGTGATGGTGCAGGCAGCATTAAAGTTGATGACACTATTGTAGGACTTAAAGTTTTCCGTGAAGACTTGTTTATCTTTTGTGAAAACAGGATATTTAAACTATCGGGAACATCAAGTACTAACTTTGCTGTTGTACCTGTTACACGTAACATTGGTTGCGTTAACGGAGATACAATACAAGAGTTTGCTGGTGACTTAATTTTCTTAGGCCCAGATGGATTACGAACTATTGCTGGTACTGCAAGAATTGGTGACGTTGAGCTAGGTACAATTAGTTCTAATGTACAATCGTTGTTTAGAGATAATCTTAATGACTCAGGAGCTTTTACTTCTTTAGTTATACCTGATAAAACACAATACAGAATTTTCTTTTCTAAAGACGGTGGTGCAGAAAAAGGTACAATAGGTGTTATTTGTGTTCTTAAAGGACAAACATTTGAGTTTTCTCAGATGAAAGGCATTAAGCCTGCTTGTACAGATAGCGTAGTAGAATCAGGAAATGTTATACCTATACACGGAAGTTTTGATGGGTTTGTACATAGACAAGATCAAGGTAATACTTTTAACGGCACACTAGTAGAAGCTAAATATCGCAGCCCAGATCTAACCTTTGGAGATCCGGGTATAAGAAAACACATGCAAAGGGTAAATATTAACTACGCACCTGAATCAACTATTGACGCAGATATGTTTGTACGGTATGATTACGAATCCCAAGATTCTTCAAGACCAGCAGCGTATCCTCTAGATTCAACTGACGTTGCAGGTACTTACGGTGCAGTGTCAATTTATGGTGGGGCTACATACGGTGGTCCTTCACAGCCTATTGTAAGAAAATCAGTAGAAGGTTCAGGCTTTGCCGTAGCATTAAGAGTAGAAGATGGAGCTAATGCAACAGGTCCGTATTCATTAAAAGGATTTCAAATGGAATTTCAATTAGGGGCTAGAAGATAATGGGTGCAACCTATACAAGACAATCGGATTATGCAGATGGGGACACTATCAATGCAGCGGATACTAACGATGAGTTTGACCAACTCTTAGCTGCATTTACGGCTAGTTCAGGACACACTCACGATGGTACTGCAGGCGAAGGTGGACCAGTAACTAAACTATTAGGTAACACACTTACCTTTGGTGCAGCTACTGCAGGTACAGATATTACTATTACCTTTGATGGTGAAAATAGTGACGGTGTGCTGATATGGAATGAAGACTTAGACTACTTTGAGTTTTCTGACGACATACTTATTGCTACTAATGAAAAAATACAGTTTCGTGATACAGCAATCTACATTAACTCGTCTACTAATGGACAACTAGATATTGTAGCAGACGTTGAAGTACAAATAGTTGCACCTGCTGTAGATATAAATGGTGCAGTAGATGTTAGTGGGGCAATAGTTGCAGCTTCTTTAGACATTTCAGGAAACATAGACGTTGATGGCATTACAAACCTAGACGTAGTTGACATTGACGGTGCAGTTAATATTGCTGCTGACCTCACTATTGCCTCTACAAACAAAATACTTTTTAACGATGCTAGTCAATTTATTCACGGTTCTAGTGCAACAGTTTTATCTATTGCAGCAACAGACGAGATTGATTTAACTGCTACAGCTATAGACATAAACGGTACAGTAGATCTGTCTAGTACATTAGCTACAGGAGGTTTATATACTGCAGGTGCAGGTATTACTTCTACTGCTGCAGCTAACACATTAGGTGCTACATCATTTAGTGACGCTGACATTACTAATGTAGGAGGCATCGCACTAGACACTATTACTAATGATGGAACAGACATCACACTAGATTCTAGTGGAGATATTATTCTTGATGCAGGTGGCAATAATGTAACTGTTAAATCTGGTGGAACATCTATATTTGATGTAGTTAATGGTTCTGGTGATGTTGATTTAATAGTAAAAACTGCTGATAAAAACCTAGCCATTAAAGGTACAGATGGTGCAAGTGCAATTACTGCACTAGACATTGATATGGCACTTAATGGTAAAGCTACCTTTAGTGGTGACGTTGTTGTAACAGGTGATCTAACTATATCAGGTGATGACTTAGTTATGGGTACAAACACAGCAGGTCATTTACTTATTGCAGATGGCACTAATTTTAATCCTACTGCTGTAACCTCTTTAACTGAAATAGCAACTGCTGCTAATGATGATGTCTTTTTAGCTATTGATACATCTGGTGGTGGACTTAAAAAAATTACTAGAAGTACTGTTCTTGCTGGTACAGGTTCAAGTACAGACTTAGCTAACGTAGTAGAAGATACAACACCACAATTAGGCGGCAACCTAGATATGAATGGTGCTGATATTGTAACAGTATCAAATGCTACATTAGACTTAGCACCTAACGGAACAGGTACAGTTGTAGTAAGAGGTAACACCAACTCAGGTGCTATAGTATTTAACTGTGAAAGTAATAGTCACGGACAAAAAGTATTTGCACAACCTCACTCAGCAAGTGTAACTAATACTCTTATGTTACCTGCAGGGGCTAACTCAACACTAGTATCACTTGTATCTACAGACACATTAACTAACAAGACATTAACATCTCCTAAAATTAATGAAAATGTAGCAGTTACCTCAACAGCTTCAGAGTTAAACGTACTAGATGGTATTACTGCAGTGGTAGGAGAACTTAATGCACTTGACATAGGTTCAACTGCAGTAGGTACAGCAGTAGCTTCTAAAGCAGTTATACTTGATTCTAATAAAGACTATACAGGCATACGTAACTTTACAATAACAGGTGATTTATCTGTAGCAGGTACAACTACTACAGTTGATACTGTTACAATGGAAGCAGAAAATGCTGTTATCTTTGAAGGTGCAACAGCAGATGCCCACGAAACAACACTAACAATTGTAGATCCCACAGCAGACAGGACTATTAATTTACCTAATCAAAGTGGTACAGTTCCTGTATTAGCTGCAGCAAGTAATACTGCTGTTACATCTACACCTGAAGAGTTAAACGCACTAGACGGTATAACAGCCGTTGTTGGTGAGTTAAATGCATTAGACATAGGTAGTACAGCCGTAGGTACAGCCGTTGCAAGTAAAGCAGTTATACTAGACTCTAATAAAGATTACACAGGTGTAAGAAACTTAACTATTACTGGAGAACTTGACGCAGCTACACTAGATATATCTGGTGCTGTAGATATAGCTAGTACATTAGCTGTAACGGGTATTGCTACGTTTACTGACGATATAATCATTGGAGATGGAAAAACTATTGGGTCTGCATCAGATGTAGATGCTATGACTATAGCTTCAAATGGTCAAATAACACTTACACAAACACTGATAGGTACAGCACTAGACATCTCAGGCGACATAGACGTAGACGGTACTGCTAACTTAGACGTTGTAGATATTGATGGTGCAGTAAACATGGCAACTACTGCCTTAGTTACAGGCGTTCTAACATCTAATGGTGGCGCAGTATTTAACGAGGGGTCTGCTGATGTAGACTTCCGTGTTGAATCAAATGGCAATGCTAATATGGTATTTGTTGATGGCGGAAACGACAAGGTAGCTATTGGTACAGCAACTGCAACGGCTACACTTACTGTAGCAGGTAGTGCTGTTGCGAAGACAGATACGGATACAAGTAACACAGGCAACGTGACACTAGACTATACAGCTAATCAAAACTTTGTACTTACCTTGACAGGTAACACAACCCTTGTTAACCCTACTACTGAAAACATAGGACAGTCTGGCTTTATATCTTTCATTCAAGATGGTACAGGCTCACGAGTTTTATCTGTAGGTAATCAATATTTTTGTGCAGGTGGAGCAGTTATAGTACTCAGTACTGCTGCTAACTCTATAGACATTGTTCCTTACGTTGTAATTGCAGCAGGAAAAGTATGTCTTGGCGCACCACAACTAGCCTTTGCGGAAGCATCATAATGAGTGGTCCTTTTGGTTCAACAGCGTGGATGGCTAATCCAAGTACTGGTGGGTTTTATGACCACCAAATAGATAATTCTGTACGGTTTGAAACTGCCAGTAACGGACACTTAACACATACTCTTGGCACTGCGGCAAATCTACGAACTAATACTACTAGTTTTTGGCTTAAGAGAAGCAAACTTGGAGTTAGTACTCGTATATTTGCATCAGGTGCTTCTCTAAATTCTAACTTTGATAACTCTATTAATATTATAATTACTTCTGGAGATTTACTACAACTATACCAAGAAACAGGTAACAATAATACAGTTATAAATCTTATAACAACTCAGGTATTTAGAGACA